AGCCGCACCGTTCGCATTTGAACCGCGAAGACTTTGGAATCATTGTTTGTCCTCCCTGCAACGGCGGACGGTTCCTCGTTTGTCTTTAGTATACTTTCTCCCGGCGCTGTCGGTAAAAATTTGGCCTTCTTCTGTGCCTGCGCCAATCGGAATCCCGACCTCGCCGCGCCAGCCAATGCGCGGCAACCTTGTTGCGTTTGATACGCACGCCAAAGCCGCTACGGCTGTATATAAAGCCGTCTTAGTCATTTCCCGTCCTCCGGCCAGTCCTCATTCGTTGGCAACGGCCCTTGAATGCGGTCCCTCGCCATCCAGAGCAGGGAGCTAATCACGCCTGTAAAGCTCGCGCCGACAATCATGCCGATGATTAGGTCAATGTTCATTTTGTGTCATGGTTAAGTTTCGCCAGTAACCACCAGTGCGCCGGTAATACAACCCGCGCCGCTGAAGATATCCGAGTGCTTTAAATTTCCTCCCGGCTTTGTTCCATCCCATACTACTAGGTGGGGCCGTTTTTGGCCCGCCGGGAGTCGTCCCACGCTCACCCCTAGACTCACAAGAGCCGGGCGAATCTGCGGCATCCTTGCGGATGATGGTGTCAGATTGGCGGGGAAAAATCATGTTAAAGAGCGCGGAAGGATTTGAACCTTCACGCCAAGTTCTTGAGCAGTTGAGATGCTATCGCTCATGCCTTTGCATCGTTGCACCTGTCATCACTTGATTGCACCACGATATCACGGCTCTTTGACAGTTTGTCCGTGCATGGTTGCGTCTTCCAGTTTCGCCACGCGCTCATAAAGTGTTCTGAAAAAGTAGTGTCAGCCAATGTAATCCCACTTAAGTTCGCACAAGGCGTCAAGCAGTGCTTCATTTTTAGAAATCACGGCTCCAGACTGAAGCATTGAAATAATTTCCAAAGGGGTTTTGCCTTCTTGCTTTGCCATCAGCTCTACGTTTTGCTTTAGCGTCGTCTCGTTCGTTTTCATGCCCCAACCCTACTCCCATCCCGGCCCGAGTAAATAGCAAAATCGCGTTTCGTAAAGATTGCAGCGAAGCTAATCATGCAAGGCTTTTGGTTAAGGCTGGCTGATATTGCTTTGCGTCATGCTTCGCGCACCTGTCGCACCGAAAATGCCCGTCAGGCGTGAGCCGCATTTGCAAGGTGTCAAATTCTTTGTGGCAATCATCGCATTCGTTCAACGCGCTTTCTCGGTCAACCCCAATCAGCGGAACGGAAAACCCGTGAAACAAAACGTGCGCGTTCATTTATGCTCCTCATCAAACTTCGCGTTATGGGCTTCCGCAAGCGAGCGGATATGCGCGGCAACGTTGCGAAGGAAAGCGTCTCTGGCCTGCCCGTTGCGCTTGAATTCAACGTGAAAGACTTCGGCCATGCGCTCAGTTTCTCCGCGTTCGGCCTCTGCGTGACTGGTAAGTTGGACGGTGATTTTCATAAAAGGGCGGCAAGATTGCCCCGCGTTTGGCGGCTGGCAAGGTTGAATTGTGTTTTAAGTCAGGAGATTGTCCGTGTCTCCACTTCGACAACCGCGCCTCCGTTGCTCCGCTTTCGGTGAAGCGTGATTTCAACCTCTACGTGTCCAAGCGATGACGGCGGTCGGCAGGCGTCCACGTTGTAATTAACGTGTCCCGGTTGATAGCTGGCGAGAAATGAACCAGTTCGCAAAACCACCGGCTCGCGTTGCTCTATCCGCAGTCCATTCTTGTCCGAAGAATTGAGAAACAGGCGCGGCTGCGCTGGCACGGCTGCCCGCTTGTGGTCGTGCCCCATCGCGTAAATGTCTGCCTCAACCCCCTCCGCCATTTGTTGCACGCGGTTTATGCTGCCGCCGACAAGCCGCGCTGCCCCCGCGCCATGATGCGCGAACAAATCGCGAGCCGTGTATCTGCCGCTTGCCGAAAAGTAAAGCCGGGTCAACGTGCAAACGCCCAAGTAATGCGCCCCTAGAAGCTCTGCAATCTTTTGGTCACTGTTGGTCCGATTCTTGAACTCGAAATAATGGTTCCCGTTTAACAGGCCAATGATTCGCCCCTTCATGAATGAAAGCTCCTTGGCGATTAGCTCACACTTGGCAAGTTGTAATTGTTCAATGTCAGTGGCAAACGTTTCGTGCATCTTTGACGAAATGCTGCCAAGGCATTCGCGCTCGCTTGTGCTGGTGCTGTCCAAGTAATCTCCCATCCCAAAAAACCAAGCGTCTTTCAGCCCGCGTGCGTATTGCAAAAACCTTTGCCACTTGGTCTCAGCGTGCGCCGGGCTATCGCGGTGAACATCTCCAAAGAAAACGATACGCAGCGGAACGCCATACGTCACCGGGATAGTTTGGCTGTGCGCGGTAAAGAGGCCGGATGTTTTCATTTGGCTGCTGGGGGAATGGGCAATGTCACCCGGTCAGCCGATGAAGTTTTACACGAAATGCTCGTGTAGCTGAACGCCAAAACCAGCAGCGTCCAGCAAATCAGTCGTTTGATATTGTGCATAAGAAAGCTGCGATTCGATGAACACCGGACGCCAATTTACGCCATCCTTTGTGACGGCGGCAATAGCGCAACGGTGCCAGCCGTCGGGAACCAAATTCAGCGGGGCGTCAGTGATTCGCACAGTTGATTCAACCACACCCGGGCCAACGTCTTCGTCCTCGTAACGGATGCGCGTCGCAAGCGTCAGCTCGCAAATCATGCGTTTATTGATTTCATCGCAGATTCCTCGCCTCGCATTGTTCTTCATTGGGCGGGCTTTTATCCGCTCGTTTAGCACGCGCTTTACCTCGCAAAAGTAAGGCCAGAATTCCTCCTGAAGCCATCGCTCATCATAGACGTGAACGTAAGGCGCGGGCGCGATGTCTTGAGCCTTCGCGTCGGGGAAAATCTGCGCGACGCGCATCTGAAACTCAAGAAACGGAATCTTCATTTGCGGCGGAGTTCGTCTTGAACCTGCTTCAGTCTTTCCTCAATTCGGACAAGTAGCTCTCGGTCAGTGGCAGACTTGGCTTCCATCGCAACCTGCCGCTTCTCCACGGCTTCCATGCGCTGCGGAAGGATTAGCCAAGTGGAAGCAACGGACGCACAAACGCCTAGCACTCCGCTCCAAAATACGACGCCCTTGCCGACTCTTTGAATCTGTTCGCTCATTGAATCGTTACGTGTTTGATTAGCCAATAAACGCCAAAGCCAACCGCTCCAATAACGCTGGCAGCTCCGGTAATGCAAAGCGCAGCGACAATTTTCCAAAATTTGTCGTCTCCAAACTTTCCGAAGTCAGAGCCTGTCATTTGCTTATCCTTTCCAATGCGCCGCAGTTTTGACAGCCGAGAGCTTTGCGGCAAATGCTTCCTCGGCAGCTAAATCCCATTCCGCATTCTGTTTTGCGGCGTCACGGGCTTTGTTGACCATGACGTAAACCTCGCGAGCTAGGTCCACAAACACGGGAACCAAGGCAACCCAAGAACCAGTTGAAATGGTGCGGCTAGACTCAGCTTCCTGCTCAAGTGCTAACGTGCTACTAATTCCGCGCTGATTAGTATTTCCAGCCGTCGCCTTGGGAACCCAAACGCGCACCTCGCCAACCAATGCGTCAACGGCAGCAAGTGCCGTCATCAAGTCCGCTTCGTTTTTGGCGTTGCGATTTACTTTGTATGCTATGCGGAGACGGTTCGCGCTTTCAAACGCGCCAATGGCCTTGCCACGCACGCGGGAGGCTATCTCTTGCACTTCTTTTGGCACGTCTGCCCGGCGTCTGAACTCAAAGGACAAGAAGGAGTCAACGGCAGCAAGCGCAACGGTTAGCGTCTGCTCCGTTCTAACTAGGGGCAGCTGGCTATTGGGCTGGACCGTCGCGCAGCCTGCCAGCGACAAAATAAGGCTAAGGGCTAGGAGTGTTTTCGTTTTCACGTTTAGAAATACTTTGGTCAACGTAGGCCCGCAAGGCAGTCGCCCCACTTATCAGCGCACCAATTCCCGTGCGGAACCATTCAAGCGAAGTCCAGTCGCCCCAATGCTCAAGAGCTTCGGTTTGGACCAAGAATGCGCTGCCGGTCGCAATCCCCATGTAAAGCCAAGCGCGAAGGTCAAAGAGAATTTTGGCTTTGTCGTTCATGGTGCAAGTTTGTTGAGTTCAGCCTGCTTGGCCGCAATCTCAGCGGCAATCCGCGCCCGCTGCGCTTCCTTTTCCGGCAACTCGGCTTGCGCGACTACGTTTGAAACGATAGCCCTCGCCTCGGCTGGCAATTCTGCCAGCTTGGCTTTGGCAAGGTTCACCAATTCGGAACGGCGGGCAAGCGCGGCAGCTAAGTCGGATTGCGCTTTAGCCAGCTTGGCAGCCTCGGAAGCCGCCCAAGTTTCGAGCGCACGCTGAACGGCGGACGCAAGCTCAGGCCGGTTGCGGATGGTGTCGGCTGGCTTGCCAGAATCAACGCCGTCAACCGTAACAAGCGTTGCTGACTGAACGACAACGACAGGCTCGGCGGCTAGGCAGAGCGATACGGAAGCGAGTAGTGCAAGGATGGTTTTCATTTTCAATGTTTGATTACGGTTGCTCGAAACGTGCCGCTTGCCGGGTTTTCACCTGTGGCAGACGTGCGAGCGCGAACGGTTACGGTATCAGCGGCGGACACCCAAGCTGTATATTGAACCGAAGTCGTCACGCTGCCATTAGGGACACCAAGCGACACAACATCGCCGTCCGCTGCGCCGGTTACAGTTATTGTCAAATCTTCAACCGTCAACGCGGTTAGGTCAAAGTTGAGCGTTGCCGTAGCTGACAGGATTTTTGTTACCGTCGCGCCGCCGTTTACAGTGAGGTTGGTTGCGTAAAGGTTGGTTGTGTAAAGCGAGCGGGCAATCAGGTCTCGGTATTGTCCGGTGGTTCCATTGTTCAACTCTAAAAGCCCGGCAGATACCCGGTTAAAATTTACGTCAACCCCAACCGTGGTGACGCTAGTTGACCAACCCAATCCAACTGCTGAATCAATGGCAACAGCCGCTCCGAATACTTGCTTTGCACTTCCAGAAGAAGATACGGCGATGTAACCAGCCGCAAAGTCATAAAAGCCAGTCGCTTCGCTTCCGATTCCATAGGTCACCGCATTGCCAGCAGAGCCTTCAGCCGAAGTTCTTCCAACAATTGCGCCCGAGGATTTGAGCCTTCCTGTAAAAGTATTCGTTCCGGTCCAAATGTTAGTGCCATTTAAGAGGGGTCCGTTTGTCCCTGCCCCAACCCCAGTTAATCCACTCCCATTGCCCGCAAACACATTGCTGGAATTGGTCAACGTAAGCACCCCAGTCGCCCGCATTGTCCCGGTGGTGACAATGTTGGAATTGAGAATGAACACGTTTGTTAGCCCGCCGGGAAAAAGCCGGTTCGTGCTGTCAGTCAATACCGGGTAAGTCGTCGCTGCCGAAAGCGTCAGGCAGCTAATTAGGAGTGCGAGAAAGGTTTTCATTCGGCAACTGCGGTTTTGTAAAGGTGCGCTTTCCAAGAGATTGTTTTCGAGGTTGCGCCAGTCACTTTGATTAAGATTGCGCCGTTTGTGGTGTCGGCTTGCACGTCCACGCTCCAAGCTGTCGCGCCAATCTGGTTCATTTGCAACGCAGCAAGCGTAGTGCTAGACGCAAGTGCATTTCTGTAAATCAATCCCTTGAACTCAAAGCCGTCGTTTTCTCCATCCGCGTCCGTGCGCCGGGCTGTTACAATTCCGTAGAAGGCAACCGTGGAGTTGGCGTCAAGCGTGCCGTTGCCGGTCGTGTAGGCAAGCGTTGTCTGCGTCGAATTCGTCGTTGTCGCGCTTGCCTCTGCCCGCGTTTCGGCTGCGGTCAAATAGGATGGTAGCGGAGTCGGAATGGTTGCTTCCTCGTCAACCACTTCATGCCGCACGATGCAATCAACCTGCCCGACGGTGCGGATGTTATTGGAGCCGTCAACAAGTTGCAATTCAAGCGTCAGGGGCACGCTTGCCGCGCCGTCCAACGCCTCAAGCAAGCCGCGAGTGTTAAGGTCAAGCTCCGCATTCCATCCATTTGAAATCTGGCTCCACGTCGTTTGGAGTGCGTAGGGTTGCTGCGAAAGCCGAATAAGTTGCTGCTCGGTTACGGTTGACGTGCCTGCCCTAATGGTTGAAACGACAACGGATGACGCGGGAGTAAGGCCAGAGCCGCCGCCAATCAGCGCGGACTTGTTCCCGGTTGTCGTCCACTCCACTTTCCAGACGGGGGCGTCACCGCTTTTTGTAACGGTGACTGCCCCCGTCGTGATTGCTTCCGTAGCCTCAAGAGCCGCAAGCAAGGTGGCCGCTGTTGCGGAATAGGCAACGTCGGTTGTGATTTCGACTAGCGTTGAACCGTTTGCCCAGCTAGTCGGAGTGCCGTTGTTCTTCGTGAAAATCTCGCCCGTTTCGTTTGTTGTCGCGCCTACGTTTGTGAAGTCGTCCCCGGCTTGGTAATCTTGGATGTAATACCGCGAACCGTTATGCAGCGTCCCCGACGTGGCCGACGAAACGCCTAGCCAAAACGTGCCGCCGGTAGGGGCCGCGCCGGGCGTGCCGATTGCTAACCAAGGCGTAACGGTTGCGCTTCCGCTGTCAGCATCGAAGCCGCCCGCGCCATCTACCACGTAAAGGTTGATGTCCGCCGTGTCGCCTAACACGAAAACGGGCTTCGGAGCCGCCGCATTTCGCAACTCATCGCGGACAAGCGCGGAAGCCGGGTCGGAAGCGTCTGCTCGAAAATATAGGGAGCGGGCCATGTGCCTACCAAAGCGGTTGAAATTGACAGCCTACGGAACCAAGTAGCCGGGCAAGTATATGGTTGACGGGGTGCCGTCGTCGCAAGCGGGAAGCGCAATCAAGGTTACGCCCGCCGACGGGTCCGGTTGATTTTCTGCGCCTTCGCCAGTCAGCAGCTTTTTTTGCAGCCTCAAAACCCAAGGCTCGCCCTTAATAAGCTCAAATGGCGGGGCAGCGCGTGAAGCCCAAAGCGCGTTGATGGCCTTGGCTACGGCATTCCATTGGCTGCCCGATAGTTGCTGTCCTTCTACAAACAGTTGAATGCGGTTCACCATTTTTTAAGAGGGCAGGTTGACGTTGCTAAATGCAGCTTCGCCGCCAAGCATTTGCACTTATCGCACCTGTCCGGCTCGCGTCGCCAGTGTTCGCAAGCCTCGCAAGTATCGCGGCGAATCTTGACCGTCACGCGGTCAGCCAGCGGCGCACCGGCAGCAATCCACGCGGCTCCCTCTTTGATTGCCTGCGGGGATTGTTCCACGTGGAGCATTAGGTGTTCGATTGTGCTAATGAATATCATGGACAAGCAGAGAGACCGGGGTGGCAAACAAAAGCCGGAAGCGGGCAGTTATGGGGCGCAACGCAATAAACATACTCAGCTCGCCCCTCGTTTGCGGCTGGCTGAATTTCGTAAATTGAATCAGTGATGTCAACGCACCCGCTTACGCTATACGGAGCGTGGGTTCCGGTTTCGCTGTCGTATTCGTATTGCGTAATGTTTATCCCTATTCGTTGTGGTTCAGGGTTGCCGGAATAGCTTCCGCGAGCGTCCAAGGTTAATGTCTCATATACCGCCAAGCCGGAAATGTGAGGGTTACTTGTGCCGTAAGACCTTACGCCAGCAGAGAAAGTATATTCGTATGGCGGGGCAGAACCTGCACTCCCCCACCCTGAAATTGTGGTTACTTCATCCCAAGGCGCAACCGCGTTTGTTTCGTATTCTGGTGTGTCGTTATACACAAATGACGCAAGCCCATAGGTTTCATCTGGGCTAGCCGATTGCGCCGCCGCATGATTTATCTGAGCTTGGTCTTGTGGACCGGTGTATTCGTTTGTGTAGGTTTGGATAAAGTCCCAAAGCAAAATAGAGTTTCTTCGCAGTTCGTATGTGTCTGTTCTTTCTATCAAATCGCCGCCATACGTGCCAAGTAATTGAAGAAATGTTTGGTCCGAGTATGCGGTTGACACCTTTCTTCTTTCCACAAGATACAGACAGTTGTCGTCAAAATCGCTTTCCGTTCTGTGGAATTCGTCTCCGTCGGTAATTTTAATTACCTGCGTCAGATTTTTGTAATGGCTTTGACCCAAGAATCCGGCACCAAAACTTGGCGGGGCGCAATAGCCTCCGTGGCTATATGATTGGATTTCCCACCTTGGGCCGGGGCTTCCGTTTGGCAAGGTATGCGTGCAAAACACAACGCCCCGCGCTGAGTTGCCAGCCACTACGCACCCGCCTGTTGCTGTCACGTCCTCAAAGTAAAGCGTCGCAACCTCAACTCCGCCCGGTTGGTCGCGGCATCCCCAAAAGACAGGCGGGCCGGGGCAGGTGGTAGTTAAAGCAACCGGAATTGGAGTGTCGTCACCGTTCGCAAAAGTGAAAGGAACGTCCGCCGTTCCGGTAATCATGTGTGCGGAACATTCGCAGGATGGCAAAAGGATTTTGACAGTGCCTGACACGCTGCCGTTTAGGAACCAGCTAGGCGTGCCGACGGAAGTCATAACGCCGGATTGATTCTGCCAGAATGCCCGCGCCGTGCTGTCAAAATAATATTGGTCCTCTGGGATAACGTCAGTGGCAGGGTGTCCTTCGTTCGTTTCGTAGGTTGTCGGGTCGCCCTCGTAAAGAAAGCAACTCGGGTATCGCATCACGTAAAAACCGATGTCGTCTCCTTCGTTCGCGCTGCCAACAATCTCGCCGGGCCTAGCTGGCGGGCCTGACGGTGAACTGCTAAAAGCAATGCGGTCACAAACGACGCTTCCGCCTTCGTCGCAACCCGCGCACCCGTTGCAATCTCCTAGCGTAATCATACCGGGACAAGCGCACCAAATACCCAAAGCGTGCGGACTTCTCCGTCTATGCAAATGGAAGTTTCAACCCACTGCGGAACGGCACCGGCTGGCGTTGCGTAACCCTCGCCTGCGGTGAACAAGAAACCCGAATCGGATTTTGTCAGCTTGATAGGAAGCTCTGCCCGCATTCCAATAATCGCATTCACTTTCCGCGCCAAGTGGTTCGCCCATTCAGCGGACAACATCCAAGCGTCGCTTCCCTCACCTACCAACGGGAGCGGCTCACTAATGTCAGTTGGCGGAGGCGGCAGCATTATTGAGCAACACAGTATCGCGTTGACCGTTCGTAGATGTTACCAAGCCAGCGACGGATGACACTTCGCACAACGCAAACGCGAGTTTTTGCGGCAACGTATGACCGCCAAGTTGCCAGCGTTGGCGAGGTTGTAGCCGTGAAGCTGTCAGTCTTCACGCCGTCGCTGTCATAGATTTCCAATGCCTCAATAATTGGAATGTCAAAGGCCGTGTTAATACCCGCCGAAACACCGGGCAGGAAGTAGTCAACCTGAATCACGCTGCCAACTTCCAAGGCTTCCGCTGCCCGCCCCGGCTCAACTTTCTTAACCGTCAGAAACGTCAACGTGCCGCCCGGCTCTGAAATCAGGTCAACCTTTACCGTGGTTCCGCTTGTGCCGGATAGCGCAGTCCTTAGCACGGTGCGCCCGTATTGAGTGCCGGTTGCCGCGTCAGTGAACGTATAGGCAACGTTGCATTGGTCACCTACCGAAATGCCCGGCGAGCTTGCCGCAACAATGGTTGTCACGCTTGCAGCGTGTGATACTGACGAAATGCTTTGCGCCGAATAAATCGCACCCGTGCCAATGCCGGGAACAATCCACGAATAGCCCTCAAACACTTCGCGGCTTGGCGGAATGCGGGCATACGTGCGCTCCCATTTGTAAAAGCCGCCAATGTTTTCGCGCTCTGATTCCTCAACTAGATAGGCGTCGTGAATGTCAGGGTGCGGCGTGTCCAACGCGAGCGGCGCGAAGTCGTCAACCGTCTGGATATACGGCTCAACAAACGTCAACTCGGCGGTCAAGTCAGGGAATGGCTGTTGCCATGAGCGAGGGCCGCGCACCGTGGCAGTCGTCGCGCCTGAATTGGGTAGGTCTATGGCGAATGGCATAACGTGGTATCACTTGCCCATGAGCGGCTTCATCGGAATTCCCTTTTCGTTCGCATACTTGAGCAGCGTTTTCAATGCCTCTGCACTTTCGCTGCCCGACTTTTCCAAGTCGCGGAACGGGAATTTTTCATCGGTCTTGAGCAGCCCAATTTGCTGCCGTCTTTGGTCCGCCATCGCTTGCAGCTTGTCGCGCTGCTCTTTGGTGCCGAAAAGGTTTTGCCACTGCGCTTGCTTTTCAAGCCGTTGAACTTCCTGCGCTCCAAGAATGTCCTGCCGCGTCTGTCCACGAAACCTGCGCGGGTCTGCCTCTGCCAACTCTTGCAAGCTGAATTTGAAGCGGGCTTCTTTGGCTTCCGCCATGCTTTGACGGCTCTTGGCTTGCGCGGCTTGCAACTCAACAAGCCGGTCCATTTTGGCGATATGTTCGGCAGCTTCCTCTTTTGCCGCGTCATCATCGCGCTTGCGTTCAACGGAAGCTAGCTTGGCTTTTGCTTCCTCCAATTTAAGCAGCTTTTCCGCACGCTTAACGCGGTCATCCTCGGCTTGCATGGCATCGCGGGCAAGCGAAACCTCTAGCTTTAGGTTTTCAATCTGCTCGTCCTCGGTTGTAGCCGCCGAGTCGCGCCTAATCTTGGCGATGCGCTCGGTAATTTCTTCCATCTTTTTCAACTCGGCAGCCTCACGCATGGCCCGGTCTGCCGCTTCCGTTCCGCGTGACTGCCCGCCATCGCCGCCCCTCATTGCTTCGTCAACGTCCGACAGGGCGTCAGAAAGATTTTTGCCAGTTGACAATGCGCCCGCCATTGCAAACGGAAGCGACGCAAAGCGAACCGCAAGGCCGGCCAAGTTCGCGCCCGCGCCCGTGATATTCGCTTTGAGGTTTGACCAAGCGTCAGCCAGTGCGTTGACGTTAGCCGCACTAGCCACAAGTCCGAGAGACTTCATTTTCTCGGTATAGGCGTCTATGCCAGCCGCGCCTTCGCCAAGGATGTTGTTTACCTCGCGCCCGGTTTTGCCAAAGAACTCAAAAGCCAGAGCGGCCTTCGTGCCTGCGTCCGCTGATTTTTGGTAGGCGTTAGCAATCGCCTTGAAGATTTCCTCTGTGTTTCTGGCATTCCCGTTTGCGTCGTAAAGAGCGATTCCAAAGCGAGCGAACTTTTCGGCTGCCGTGCCGCCTTCCGTGCGGGCTTGCCCGATGGTTTCGGTGAGCTTTAGAAGCGCGACGTTAGCCGTCTCTGCGCTGCCGCCGAATTTCACAGCAAGCATATCAAACGCCTGCAAAAAATCCGTGCTTGCGCCGATGTCTTCCGACCTTCGCCGCAATTCAAGCATTGCCTCGCCAAGCCGACGCACGCCTTCAACCGCCGCGCCAAGTGACAGGGCTTTCTTGAAGTCGCTCCATTTCTCAGTCGCAAGCCCGTTTAACTGAGATTTTACGGACGTAACGCCGCGCTGAAACGCTTTCGCGTCCAGTCCTAACTTGAAGCTGATTTCTTCGCGGGCCATGCGCTCAGTTTTGTTTTGCCTGTTCTTGTAGCTTTCGCCGGTTCAATTCGTCACGCTCTTGCCACTCGCTAATGACCGAATCCGACGGGTTGAAAAAGATGGGCTTGTCATCATGCCGGGCGCGGATGGCGCGGGCATACTGGAAAAGCCGCTTGAATGGAATCCGCAAAATGGTTTCTTCGGTCCATCCGTATTGAGAGGCGAGCAGGTCAACCAAAGCCGCCGTGCCGCTGTAATACGAAGGCTTGAATCCGGTTTGCTTTACGCCGGGCGCATCGGCAAATGAAGCTGTCAGATACTCACCAATGCCCTGAACGGCCCGCACAAACGAAAGGCGACGCAAGGAACGGGCAAAGAGCCAACGCCGCCAATAGCCAGAGCGGTAACGCGGCGAGACGCACCAAAGGAACGCAAGCACGTCGCCGGGATTAGGCAACCCGCCGCGCACAAACGGCGAGCCAGCGCATTCCAGCATGGAGTAATGCAGCGGCGTGAGCGGCAAGACTTCAACGCCTGCGATGCTTTCCGTTACCGGAAGGAATGCGGCCTCTCGGTCAAGCGTTTCCTGCTCGACGGCTTCACGATAGCCGGGGATGATTTGAAATAGCGGGTCTTCGCGCATAGGCGAGTCCGCCGCCGCACAGGGCGGCTAGTCCTAGTTCAGAACCTTGATAAAGGTGACGTTGACCTTCTTGCGGCCCTGCTGCTCCTCTGGAGCCGAAACGGTCAAGGTGCGGAAGTTCACCGTCGCGCCGCGAATCGTGGTGTTAAACGCCATGTTCTGCGCCGGGACAGCCTGCGAGCCGGACAACTGAAGCGTCGCGCTGCCCTTCGGCACGTCAGCCCAATGCACGGAGCCGGAAGGGTCGCCGTTTTGGTCATAAACTTCCTCGCTCTTGGAAACACCTTCCTCGTAAGAGAAGTTTTCGGCCACGTAGTTGACCGCATTGATGGTCAACAGGCGAGACGCGACTTGAAATGTTCCGTCGTTGAAAAGGCTCATAGGTAGTCAGATTGCTTGCCGCTACCAAGGCGCAGGAAATTGACGGAGCATAAGCACTGGTTTCCTTTTACCGGTCGAAAGATTTTCTTATCAAAACCATTTGACACGAAACATTTTTCTTGGCAATTTTGCGCCGTGACGTTAGCAAAAGAATTGACCGCTGCGAAAACCGAACCCCCCGGTCGCAGACTTCCCATGCTGACGTCACACCCACAGGGACGAAAAGGTCGGGGGTTTTCCTTTTGTATGCTTGTGGCGTTAGTTCCCCACCGCTCACGGGCGGTCTAGGTCGCTAGATAATCAACCGGGAATCAAGCACGCCCAACGGAAACCAGTTGGGTTAAAGACGACGGGCCTTTAGCCGTCAGGATTGCAAGTGCGCGACGTTACTGCGTAAGGATTCCGGCTGGTTGCTGGTGCTCCAATGGCTTGCTAAAAACTCACACTGCGGCTCCGCGAATCGCGTTGCTCATTCAAGAGACAATTCTGCCTGACTAGGTTGGATTGTCTCTCCTGCTCACCACGACTCGCGCTGTCATTCAATGAAGATTCTCAAGCCTAATCAAGCAAGCCCGCAAGATTAACGATGCTGAAATCATTTGTTGAACCCGGTTTTAGAATTTACTTCGGGTAAAACACAATTACAGTCGCCGACATGAAAACGAAAATGACCGCCGCCGATTTGATGCACGGGGTTGACTACTCAGGCCAAAACGTTGACGGCTGGCTAGTCCAAGAGAAATTCGACGGACTCCGCGCTTTGTGGACAGGCAAGGAACTGGTTTCACGCAACGGCCAAAAGTTCAATGCGCCCGCTTGGTTTGTTGCCAAGCTGCCGGAATGCCCCCTAGACGGCGAGCTTTACGCGGGCCGGGGTATGCTGTCCCGCATTTCAACCCGGCTTGCCCGTTGGAAGTCGGGCGATGATGAAGATTGGGCAGACGTGCGCTTTAAGGTGTTTGATGCCCCTTCCGTTGCCGGTGGTTACCTAGCCCGCTGGCAATCGTGCTTTACGTGGCTGCCGCAAACCTCATTCCACATTCAGCTTTGCACCATCCGCACGCTAGAGGCCAAGGGCATTGAATCGCTGCGGAAGGACTTGAAAGAACTCCAAGCCGACGGCGGCGAGGGCTTCATTCTTCGCCATCCTGACGCCCCCTACATTGCCGGGCGCACTGACAAGATGCTGAAATTTAAGGATGCCAACCGCTAATCACGGCCAAGCATTTTCCCTAATCAGGAATCGCACGCGGAAGGTAAGCGTCGTCAGGTCTAGCCGGTCATCTTCGTCAACGGCGGGTTGGCTTCCGGCAATGTTCACGCACCACACTTTCAGGTAAGGCAATGCCGCGTCGGTCCATTTTGTCAGGTCAAGGATATACCGGCGCACCTTGCCAAGCGTTGCCGTGTGCGTTGAACTGCCGCCTTCCTTCACGCGATTCGTTGCCACTACCATAGTGAGCGACGCCGTGAAATCAGAATCCCACCCAAAGGTTGAGCCGGAATCAATGTGCTGGTTCCCGTCCGCAGTTATTCCAGAGATTTGGACGGCAGCAAAGGGAGCCGTCACGTTGCCGGTAGTATCCCGCTGGCGATAGGTGGTTAGCCCGGCATTGTCCGTCAGGTTTGTTTTGACGGCTGCTTCTAGGGCTTCCTCGAAGCGGTAAATGGTTTCAATGTTTGCGGCGGGCATAATTCAAGAGTCAGCGTAACCGTAATCACCGGACGCGCCGGGGCCGTGCTTAATCATTCGCTCTACGTTCTTGGCAATTGAAATTGCGCGATTGTTTAACGCCCGCTTGACCGCAGAAAGCGTCTTGCTCCTGACGCCTTTGGTTGTGTTGCCGATGATGATTGAAGGCGAATCGCCTTTCTGCAATCGGTCCAACACGTAACCGTTGCTTGAATTGGCGTGCCGGGAAATCCAGCTTGGCAATGATACCCCGACGGACTGAGCAGCAACGCCCCATCCGCCTTTCATCTTGCCGACATTTTGCTTGACGTGTCGGAAGTAACGGTTTGCCGCACTTCGCTTTACGGTCATGCGGTCAATAAAACGCCAGCGACCTACGGAGTGCGTCATGCTCCCAGCAATAGATACGCGCCCGGTTGCCTTTGAACGTGCGGCTTGGTGTATCGCATCCATCTCGGCAACGGACGCATTCGGCTTGTAGTAATTGGCTTCCGTTCCAAAAATCTCCGTGCCGTCTTTGGAAGCGAAAAGCATTATGTCGCCGCCCTTCTTTCGGGTCGCACGCGGATTCTCTCCGATAATGTAGAAGATACCTATGGTTGTGATTCGGTTGCCTTTGCCAAGGTTCACTTTGCGCCCGCCAAAAATGTCTTGCTTGATGGCGTTTTCACCTTGCGCCCGGTCATCCGGCGGCGTGCGCTTTATGATTTCTTTGAGCAGCCTTCGCCCTTCAACTCTCAGCACGCGCCCAGTCTCCAACCCTAGCGCGGCAAGCTGATTCAGCGATTCACGCAAGCGGATGTCATCTATTTCAACGGTTGCGCTCACTTCTCTTTTCGAGCCGAAATGTAGGTAAAAGCCGAATCACTACGGACAGTTAGAACGACATACACTGTCCCGCTCACCGTGATTTCATCGTTGACGGCAGGCGTGTAAGCCGTTGCCCCGTTGACCGCAGTTGCCAATGCTGTCGCCGTAGCAATGAGCATTAGCTCCGTGTTTTGCATATACCCAGCGTCGCGCATTTCGCTTGTCTGCGCCTCGCCGCGATTGCGCCGTGCCGAAAAGCTGACGCCACCGGACTTGGTTACGGTAACGCTGTCTTGGTTGACAACCTCTCCAATGGCGTCAGCAATTTCGGACGTGTAAGTCATGGCTTAGGCGGGGGCTAGCAATCCCTTAGCGGACAGATTGCGAAGCGTGTTTTCGCACACTTCCACAACGTCACCAGCCTTGGCGCGGATGGTGTCGCCAAGCTTGTAGTGCGCTGGCGTGAACCTGCCCAGTTGATTTTCGCTAGGTGCTTCCGGCACAAACGTTGACGGGCCGGTGATGTTGCAAGGCTTCAAAACCTTGGCCTTGACCGATTTGACTTTGCGTGGCGTTTCTTGGCTCATTGTCTATTGCGTTTCTTGCCGCCGTTTGAATGTGAGCAACCCGCGCCCAACGGCATTAGGCGTGTGTCGCTGTTCAACAAAACCGCGAGTTGATAGCAAAACGCGGATAGCCTCGCGGCCCGCGTTTGAATGGTATTCAAGCACGACGTAGCGGGTTCGCGAAAGGTCTAAGTCTTTTAAGATTTCATACTCGCAACCTTCGCAGTCAAGCTTCACAAATTCACGCGAAGCAAGTTTGTCCGCACCAATGCAGGCAACTTCAATTCCACCTTTGCCGTCTAGGTAAAACGAATGCTCTCCGCCATTGTTGCCTTCTATCAATACGTCGTAAGGCGAGCATCCTTTTCCGCGAACCGCCATTTGTGAAACCATTACGTTCTTAAACTGACGTGTGTTCACCCTGAACATGGCGGCGTTATCAGGGTGCGGCTCATAAGCTGAAATCTCACAGTCTGGGAACCGCTCTTTCATCCACACTGAAAACGCGCCGATGTTTCCGCCAATGTCCAGCACAGTCTTTGGAGGCTCGTCAACTTTAATGGCATATTCTCCATTCCAAATCTGCTCCATGAAAGGCTTAAGTTCGGGCGGGCAAACGGTGAGCCGGTCCGGTGTCAGCTTGAGCGGATAGACAATGTTACCCTCGTGTCCGACTTGGACGCGGGTATCAACCATGACCTTGAAGCCCTTGGCGCGGGCGTCCTCGCAAAAAAACCAATCTTCGGAAAGCCATTCGCCATCTACCACACCAGAGCGGAAGAAGTCCCATTCCTTGCGCCCGTGGTTCACGTATTCGTTGGCCGGGCTTTTCAGCTTCTCGAAAACCTCGCGGGAAATGCGAAGGAAGCCCGTGCCAATGCGCTTGATTTCTTCAATGCCGCCGACGGCAATAGGCCCGCCGCCGGGCAGAGTTTGAAGGCAGGGCTTTACCTCCTCTTGTTTCAAGCAATAGATGCCGCCGACAATCGGCTCCGCGCTCTCCATCAACGTGTCAACATGACCGCGATTGAAGATAATGTCGGAGTCAATAAACAGGAGATATTCGCACTCCGTTTGCAGAAAGTTTGCGGCAGCGCGGTTTCGGCCTCTGCCGGGGTGAGAATCCGAAATGCGGTCAATGTGAACGTGCTGGCCGCTGAATGACTTGATGAAGGATTCCAAGAAAGCGACGCGGCAAGAGCCTTGGCCGTTGTCTAGGAGGGGGAGGTAGATGCGTGGTTTCTGTTTCATGGTGCGAACATGGTGCGTGGATTTTTGGAGGGGCGGACAGGTCACGCACGAACCTGCCCGCCCCCGTCCAGCAAGGGTTTACTGGAGCTTCTTGGTCCCAAGAATGTGCATACCGACCGGGAACGCCGGGCTATTCGTGCCAGCAATCACGGCGACGGCCTTCAGATACCGGCCAGAAAACCCGCGAGGGTCAAAGGCGAGCGTCTGAAAGCTGTTCGTGGTGGTAACCTGCGAGAATTGCAGCGAGCAGTTCGTCGCATTCGCGCCGTTGGATTCAGCCGAGTGCATCAGTCGCACGTTCAGCGTAGTGTCGCCAGCGTCGCCAGCGGTTTTCGCGCCAGCATTCAACACGACGCACATCTGGCCGACGTATTGCTGGGTGTCAATGACCGTCGAATTCCAGTTAGCAGTCTTCGACGTGGACGGCTCCATCACGGAGAACGTCAAACCGTTTTTGGGGTCAATCATGGTTTAAGCGAGTTAAGAGTTAAGGGTTTGCCCGCGCCGATATTGCTACCGGCGCGGGCGATTGTGATTACTGAGCTGCGCTGTCAGTGCTGACATTGAACGCGAGCGGCTGGCGGACGGCAATGTCGCAAAGCTCGTTGACGGTGATTTCCACCTGTCCTGACTTCTTGAGCGCGTAGGGGTCAACGATGACCTCCACGCCAGCCCAGCTAGCCATAATGAGCTGACTCCACACGCCGAAGAACGACACGTTGCCGGACACCTGATTGGTGCGATGCACCATGTAACCGTTGGCAGTTCCGTTCAGCGAGTTGATAAGATAGTCCGCACCAGCGACGCTATCCTTAAGGATGGTCTTCCACTTGCCAACCGTAGCGGCGGACAGAATGAAGGCCATGTCGCCAATGTCGGCGTTATCAACCGCGATGCCGGTTTCATGCTGAACCACGTCAGCCCAAACCGCCGCGCCGCCGTAGGTAACGGTTGCGTTGATGCCGGACGAATTGGCAACGCCAATCGGCTCCGCGCCGCCCGCGCCGTGAAGCGCAGCGCGGTCTTTCTCAATGGCGAGGACTTTCATCAGGTCGTTCCGAATAAACGCCTCCGCGTCCAAGCTCGACTGAGCAAGGAAGCTGGTAGTATAAGGAACCGTGGCACCAAGGCGGTGGGGCGTTAGCGTCACCTGACCGAAGGTGCTTTCGCTGTCCGTCAACGCGCCGGTCTCGCTCACCCAGTATGCGGTTGCCGTGCCGGTCTGCTTAGGCAGCGCAACATTGTCAACAAGGCCGGTCAACTGGGTCGCGCCAGCCTTAGCGACAACGGTTTGGTTACGGAGGATTTCGATGAGCGGGCCGACGTTAGTCTGCACCGTGTAGCCGCCAGCCGTAGCCGTGGTAACATTGTTCGCCCGGTTGTGAACCGAGCGGCGGAACACGTCTTGAGGAATCACGAACGCGCCGGGCTTCAACTCGCGCTTGACGAGCTTCGCCATAGCGTCGCACGCCTCGCGCTCAAGCCCTTCAAGAGCCTTGCCGGAAGCGATGGAGCGGACAGCGCGGAGCAGGCTGAACTGCCCGGCTTCCTTGTCGCTCATGCCGATTTCGCCAGCGCGGGCGTCGGCTTCGTGAGTGACGGCCTTGACGCCGGAACCGTCGCGCTTGGCGAGTTCCGCAAGGGCGCGGGTGCCGAATTCATCGGCGGTAATGCCATCGTTGACAGCGGAATCAATGAGCGATTCCAGCTTGTGACGCTTGGCGATGGTGGTGATATCAGCGATGCGCTTGCGCTCTTGAGCGCGAACGTCATCCGCCTTGACTTCGATGGTGGCAGACATAGCAGTGGTTGATTTTGAAACTGTCGTCTCGGCTTTGGTTTGAACTTCAGGCAAAGAGCGGCCCACGCCTGCCGAGGTATCGGCGGGGACAGCGACGATGCTGATTTCCAATGGCTCCCAGTCAACTGCCCTTTGGAGTTCCGCTCCGCCGGACTGCTTCTCTGTTTCGAGCTTATGAAGTTGATACCCAACCGAAACCAACGACCGGATACCATCCTTCACGTCTTGGAAAATTTCTTCACCCATTGCGGACTTGGAAAAGCGAACTGTGGCGCGGGCTTTCTTGTCCGCGTCAATCCATGCTTTCTCCACAACGCCAATCTGCTTGTCCGTGTCGTGATTCAAGAGCAGCGGGGCGCGAGTGTTAAGCCGGGCCATGCGGACGCTGCGCTCTTCGCAGTTAAGGACTTCGGTGCCGAAATAACGTTCAACCGGAGATTCCGTGGCAAAGCAAAGGTCAACGGTTCGGGCGTCTTCCTTGATAGCCTCGCGGGCAATGCTGAATTCGCGGCGAAGCGGCTTGGATGCCGTGACTGCGGCAATGTCGTCAACGATAGCTTTCACGCTCATTCTACTTTGGCGGTTGAAATTGACGAACCTTCGGAAGCGTCCTCTTGGTCGTCTTCTTCGCTGTCTTCTTCCTCACCGTCGTTTTGCGCTTCCGCATTGGCCTGATTTGCGTCCGTCGGGAAGCTCAAGCCGTATGTTTCCGCAAGCTGCTCGTCGGCAGCAATGTCGGCAAAAACATCTTCAATGTCCCCGCCCTGCTCTGAGATTGCGGAGCGGCGTGATTCCAGCCCCTTTTCAATGGCTAGAACTTTCGCCTCTAGGTCTTTTTTGGGGTCCACCCACTGCCAGCGGCGTGGCTTCCATTCAACCGCGCTAAACTTATCCAGCTTGACGGCTGGCAATGCGCTTCCGTTAGGCATCTTGAGCGCGGCTGCTAATAGGGAAAGCTCTAGCCATTCGTGGAAAACCGGCTCATGCAGAGATTCAATCAGCCAGTTTTGCAAGCCCATCCATTCCGCCCGCTCCTCAAGCAAACCGGCGCGAATTGAACTGTAGTTCACGCCTTCCAAATCGTTCGCCAGCGAGTTGTAAGAGACGCCAAGCCCTGCGGCAATTCCGCGCAAGCTAGCTTTCACGAAATCAGCATATGCGGAAACCGGGTGCTGCGGGTCATGCGTCTTGAACGTCACGCCCATCGGCAAGTCTTCAATCACGCCCGGCTGAGTTTCGAGCGTAGGGTTGCCTTCGCTATCCACTGCGCCCTGATAGTCATTCGGCAGCGTCTTCTCGTAAAAGCCCATCTTGCAAGCGGCAGCGCGGGCGGCGGTCAACTCGGCTTCCTCATAGCCGTCCAACATCTTCATCCGCAGCATGGAAGGCGCGAGCCAAGGAACGCCGTTTGTCTGCCCCTGCCGCGTCGGCTTGTAAATGTGAATGACTCGCTCCGCTTCAATGCGGACAGAGCGATTGTTTTGCACCATCAAGCCGAATTCGTAAGGGTGCCGGGTATGGAAGTGATAAGCGACGGCGCGATTGTTTGCGTCCAGCTCAATGCCCATGCGGACAATGTTGCCGTTCGCAAGCTGCGCGTTGTGGTCCTCGCGCAAATAATCCGCTTCCAAAAACTTGAGCGCAAAGCCAAAGCGGTTCGCTTCTTTGCCGCGATACTTCACCAAGAAACACGCGCCGTCCCGCGCCGTGCTTCTCAGGACTAGCTTTTCCAGTTCACGCCATGACGTGCGCCCGTCAACCGTGCAAATTCCTTTGCCGCCCCATTCAGCCCAAGCCTTTTCGATGGTTGAGTTTGCCAGCACGTCGTAACCGCCCTTGACTAGCTTGCCAGCTTCCATCTTGTCAGGGTCGCGGACTTTCATCTGCAAGCCCACGCCGCCCGCGCCTAGCACGTTGTTTTCGAGCAGCTTTAGGTATCGTTCAACGAATGGGTTGTCTCTCTCCAACTGCCGGGCGCGGGCGCGTAAAACGCGGGCCGAAGAATTTACCTCAGTGTCTGCCGAGGAAAGAATTGTGTTCCAATCTTCCGTCAACCGATTGGCGAGCGCGGCTCCATACTGGCGGCGCATGGGGGCGGCGGCTTTGCGTTGAAAGCCGAAGCGATTGGCGATGCGGTCAACTAGCTTCATCGGGGGGAAGTGAATCGCACAAACACGTTGCGCTTGTTGCCTAATCCGCGAGCGATGTTTGAAGCCGCTTGTTCCGCTTGGTATTCGGCACGGTAACGGTCCCTCATAGTCAGCAACTCAGGAGTCGGAATCAGGCTGAATGACTGCTCAAGCCCGCTCCAAGATTGAACCGTCTTGCTTGCCCGCGATTCCAAAACGGTTTCGATTGCGTCAAGGCATTTTTTGGCATGGGAGCGGCCATCGTAACCGGACGACGCGGCGGCGAGGTTCGGCAGGATTTCAATGTTCGCCTCGAAAACGCGATACCGCTCCGACGTTGCCGCCTTGGTTACGTAGCCTTGAATTAGGTAATCGCCCGCCGCCCAATTCGCGGACGTTGCGGCAGGAACGGAAACAAGATGGTCCGCGCCGGAAGCCGTGGACGTAATCTGAATGCGGACGCTGGTAGTGGTGAGCGCATAAGATAGCACCCACCCGTCACTTGCGGGATAGTCGGTAAAGCTACGCTTCCAAGTCACCAAGTCGCCAGCGGTGACAACAAGCGGCTCAGTCGTCGGAACTTCGTAGGCCATGCCTAACAAGGCAACTGAAATTGACGGAGCTATTTACCCAGCTTTTCCAAGCGGGCAATTTCGCGGTCCAAATACCACTGCGCTTTTCTCAAGTCTTCAATCTTGTCGCCTTTCTCGCCGGCTCGCCAAATGTATTTCATGGCATTGCCAAGGCAAAAGTTCATATGCTCAGTGACGGTGATGCATTCCACGTCGCTAGGATGCGTCGTATAATGCTTAGGGTGATTTACTGCGTCGTGTGTTTGCATAAATTCACCGCCAGCTTGAAACAAACCCGCCCGGCTTACGGCTGACGAATGGCTTCGGCTTAGGTTGCGGCTTCTCTGGCTCTGGTTTTTGTTCCGGCGGCGCGGGTTTCAACTGGTATTCTTTCGGCTCAGGCGTTTCCGGCGCGGCTTCTGTCGCCCTTTTCTGCATGTTTGCCGCAAGTTTTTCAAGGTTAATCCGAGTATGGTATTTGTGCGCGTCCCATGCGGCAAGGTTGTAGACTCGCAAGTCAAGTGCTTCGTTTCGTTTTGCGGCTGGCAAAAACCATTCATGACGCGGAAACCCATTGTGAAATACCGTGCGCCGTTGCTCTGCGGTTAGCTGCTCAAAATACTGCGCGTCAAACCCGAAGCCTTGCGGCCAATGAAAATATCGCGGGCCGGGTTCTTGCAATTGAAGCCGGGAATAGATGGCGTCTTTTTGCGCGTCGGTGCCGACAAGGTAAAGCCGGACACCTTGCTTGTTCAGCTTGGCTTGAATTTGCAGCGGCAATGCCCCGCGCTCCGCGCCGCCCTTAACCGCAATAATGCGCGGCTGACGGGTGCGGACGTAGGCAAACACGCGCTCAGTTTTGAAGCCGCAGTCAACCGCCGCACGGGCAATCCGCAACACACCTCCGCACGGGTGCCGGTATTCAGTCGCCAGCATTTCGTCAAGCGCAGCCCAAACTTCGTCACGCGTCGGGTCTCCCGGCAATCTGCGAAACTCAACTGCCCAGCATTCGTCTTTCAATCCCCAGCCGACAACCTCAACCTCCAAGCGGTCCTTTTGCACGTCAACCGCAGCCGTCAAGGCCAGCACGTAACGCGGAAGGACAGGGACAGCATCCTCGCCCCCGTATGGCTCCGCCCGTTCCATGATGCCCGCGCATTCGATTTTGTCGCTTGGAGGCTCATAGGACTCGGCTAGAAACGTATTGGTCCAAACCTGCATTGCAGCCTCGCCGCCGCTCTTGGCTTCCAAATGTTCTACAACCATTTGGTGCAGCTTGTTGGCAAAGCCTTTCTTGGCAGGGAAAAGAGTGTTGAGTCCGTTTAACCAGTAGCCGCGAATACCAGTGAACGGCGCGGTTGCTCTCCACTCGCCGCCGCGCACCATTGCCTTTCGCTCCGCGTCATTCAGCAACACGCCACACGCAACGCACTTGATTCTAGCTTCCTCTGGCTTGCCTTCCGGCCATTCAACTTGACTCCATTGCAAAACCTGCCGCTCGCCACAAGCCGGGCAGGGACAGAACCATTGCCGCTTATCGGACTTCTCAAACCACATTTCAATCCGTGACGCGCCCTTGACCGTAGGCGTTGACGAAAGGACTTGAACGCTGTCCCGATAATTGTCCGCCCGCTTGAATGCTAACGCGATGGGGTCCCCTTCCGCGCCGTTTTCCATCGCGTCAATCTCATCGCAGATAACGACGGGAGCCTGAATCTGCCGAAAACCGCTAGGAGAGTTTGCGCCAATGGCTGAGATTTTGCCGCCGGGAAATTCCTTCCCAAGAATCGTGTTGCTGCTGTCCTTCGTGCGGCTGGCTTTGATTTTGTGACGCAAAGCTGGAGTTGCTCGCACCATCGGAACAAAGAATTCCTTTGACCATTTCTTCGCGCTTTCAAGTGTCGGATAAACGACAAGCACGCCGCGAGGATTTACGTCCACGGTGTAGCCCTCAAGGTTGTTCAGCATCTCAGTCTTGCCAAGGCGAGACGCCCAAAGCAGGACGGTGGTTTGCACGTCCGGCGCGGTGAATGATTCTTGCGGCTCTTTCTGGTAGGGAGTCGCATCTACGCGATACCTGCCGGGAATCGCCGTCACATTCTTGCCAAGCTGCCGCTCCGCTTCCGCCCATTCCCAAACTTTCACGTCTGGCGGCGGGTCAAATAGCGCGAGAGACTTCCGCAGTCTTGCTGCAATTTCAGGAAGCATCTTCATCAGGTTCGGCCTCCTCTTTTCGTAAGTAGTCTTCCGGCTTCAAATCGCGCAACTCAGCGAGCCATCGCCGCCTGTCCGCCTCCTGTGCATCGAAGTTCCAAATGGCTTGACGCAACGCAATCACAACCGAATCCCATGCCCGGCCAACGTCTTCTATTGGAACAAGCTGCCGACGTTTTTCCTTCTCCTCCAGCTCAAGCAGGTTCGCCTTGTGCCTGACTTCGCGCAACTTCTCAGAGTCCATGTCGCCAAAAACCGCAGCGCACACCTGAGCGGTTGACCATTTGCCATCCGGCCCGGGTTCAATGCTCGCAACCTTGATACGCTTTGCAAGTGTCGCGGCGTGAATGTCGAACTCGGAAGCGGCTTCCGGTATTGTCCAACGAATGACTTTGCGGCGGGTAGACACTTAGAAGCTACAAACGTTAATGTTAAAATCTCTAGTTTTAGCGGGCAGGGACGCTACC